ATTTTCATACCCATAGTATATAACAAAAACCCCGCCTTGTGAGCGGGGCTTTCGTAGGTTTATACGATTAGTATGAACCGTAGATTCCCAAAGGATCAGACCAACCAAAGGAATAACGCTCGCGAGACTTGTAACGGACGTTACCAGTATCAAAGTCGCCATCCATAGAGTTCTGGAGTGGGGTACGTACAAAGTGCTTCAAACCATTTGGAACATCAGTAATCAAGAACCAAGCGTTGGTAGCGGTCAAGAAGTGGTTGATGCTGTAACCTTCTGGAACGGAACCGTTGTTCTTAATTGCGTTGATGTCGTTGTTGTTTGTACCAACACGGAGTTCTGTCTCTAACAAACGAGTAGCAACGAACTGGAGTGCTGGTGGAACAATCAACTTACGTGGTTTAGCAGCGATCAACAGACCACGCTCATCAGTCCAAGCAGCGATTTGAATAACAGCATTTTCCAATGCAGTTTCGTTCAAGTCAGCTGGAGTAGCTGGAGCATTACCGTTGGTGCCACCGTTAACCAATGGGTGGGCAGAGTTAAACAAAGAAACGCCGTCACCACCAGTATAAGCTGAGTTAAAGCCGTTATTTAAAACAGCAGCTGCTTTTACTTGCTTGGTGTAAGCCATAGCGCGAGCTAAGCCTTTGGTATAGCGAGCAGATAAAGAATCATAGAGGTTGTCCTCAATTGCTTCTTCGGTCAAGCTAAAGCCAAGAGCGATAGTCTCATGGTTGTAACGAGCTGTCCATGCTTCTTGAGCATTGTCGTAAGCGATGGCTGTGCCTTCACCCTTGACTGGTGCTGCAGAGAAACCTGACAGTTTTGTTTCTTCTTCAAAAGAACGCTCAGAGGTCTCAGTTTCGTAGATCTCTTTGTGCTCTTCGCCGTAACGAGCATACTCAAGTCCGAACAATGCGTTCAGGCCGGGCAGGAGCTCTTTTAATAGTTGTGCGCGTGAAATAGCCATTTAATTAGCTCCTTATACTGTTACTGCTGGGCCAGTGGCGTTGTAATACTCATGGATCGCGAAGTTGAACTTAACCAAAGCTTCGGGATATTGAATAAACACCAATGTGCTTGACGCAGGAATTGTTAATGCAGAAGAACCAGTACCTTGTGGTGAAACAACTGTGCCGGGTGCGGTATTCAAAACAACTGAAGTTGTACCAGCGGCAGCGTATGTTGCAACATAAGAACCAGAACCAACGTATTGACCGTTAGCAGCCAAATAACCAACTTCAGTACCAACCACTAAAGCGGAAGGCAATGCAGAAGTTGTCAAAGTAGCTGTACCGCCACCACTTGTTAAAGTAGCAGTAGTTTGAATCGCTGTATCGCGAACCAAGTCAATAACACGTAAAGCCAATGTAGAACCGTTGCTTACTGCAGCAGCAGCACCAGTGTAAGCGCCATTAAGCGAATCACCTGTGTTGACGTTACCAGCTTGGTCTGAACCAGCTACGTTAGCACCGATCATTGCGGTTGCAAAAGAACCAATAGCAGAAGTACCAGTAGTAGAGACTGCAACAGTCTTAAATACGGTATCTGGATCATCGGTTACAACTGCAAATGCGTCACCGGCTAAAGTGTTTGCTGGCCAATATTGGTTGAAACGCTTCTGTTTGGTAACTGGGTCTGTGAAAGAACAGCCTAAGAAAACACCTACTACGCCGCTATTTGGAGCACCAGTAACTGCGCTGGCGCCGGTTGTAACGGTTGCTCTAACAGCGTAACCACGCTGAATCGCTACGAAATCACCGTAATAAATATTAGTTGCAAAGTTGTACTGGATTGGTATTAAACGTGTGGATCCAGAAAAAACTTGACCGCCAATAAGATTTACAGGCTTTAATCCGTAGGGAGCTGGAATAATTGGATATGCCATTTAAATCTCCTTAAAATTAATTTCCTTTTCCAAAGCTACTTGTGGATTTACGCTCATTAAAGAGTGGCATCCGTGGGTCGCTTTGGCGCATTAAACTGTTGTCTACAGCATCCGTTTGGGCTTGTGTTTGCTGGGCTTCGTAATCCTGCCGCGCCTTCACAAATTCCTCTGGGATCTTGCATAACAACAATCCGCCAATCTCAATATTCTCTGGGTAGCGACTATTGGGATCAACTAACAGTTTAAATTTAGGTTGCTCTTCAGCTCTTACCGGCTCATAACCTTCTCTGATTTTTGAAGAGATGTTACGGGGATCAGCAGAGTTCAACAACGAAACTCTAATCCAGCGATATTCAAAACCGGGCTGCTTATCTGGTTCTGGCAACAATTCTGGTGGACGCCACTGTTTAGGACGTTCAGATTGTTGACGATCGCTTACTTCACGGGGGATTCTTGTATTAGCCATTTTGGGACTCCAATTTAGTTAGTTCCATCGCATACTGCTCTGGAGAAAGTTTGAACTTCTTCGCCAAAGCGAGCTGCGTTGCCGTTAGCTTTACCTTTTTTGAAGATGTAGATCTGGTGGCAGGAGCAACTACCGTGCTAAGTTTTTTAACAGGCTCTTTGGTTCCTGATTCTTCCGAGGTTGTGGCCTCTTCTTGCGCTCCCAGTTTTTCTGGAAAGCGTTTTTGCATTTCAGCGTCAATGACTTTGTAGTAATGGTCAGAGCCGATTGCGACTCCTTCTTTTTCTAACCGTTTATGGATTCCTAATGCTAGGAAACTCATATCGTCATCAACCCCATACCATGGGTTCTTATCCAACCATGCTTGAGTTTTTGAGTCCAAGCGTTGAGATTGTGGCTGTTGCTGTATTTTTACATCATTTTCGTCAGTTTGTAAAGACTCTTCATCGTATTGGGGCTTGTAACGCTCCATTTCGTTGAATTTCATCCTGACATCGGTAAGTTTTTCTTGTGCTTCAGCAAGACGATCTGAATCGCCAGAATCATAAGCTTCTTTAAATTCACGTTTTGCTTCAGTCAATTCGCGGGAAATATTCTCTTTGGCGGTAGAAACGTACACTTTTTCCCCAGTGGACAAACGTCCCTTGAGTTTTTTGTTATCTTCTATCATCAAATTAGCAACCCGCAAAGCTTCTTGCTGTTCACGCACGGCTGCTTCTTTTGCCCGGCGCTCATCGTTCATTACCTTTTTCATCTGTAACAAACGCTGTTTTGCTTCTTTTGAGTATGCTTCTAGGTCATCGTTGTCAATTTCATCAACGATTTCTTTAGGCATTGGGGTGGCATTGGCGCGGTCCTCTTCAGGAGTATCGTCAACAACCTCAATTTCTAATTTATCTGCAGAATCTTCAATTTCGTCAGGAAATTTAAACTCTTCTTTTTGAAATTCAGCCATATTTGCTCCTTAAACTCTAGTAATTCCGCGGGGATCTTGCACAATTCCCTCTACGGAGTCATCGTTAATAATCCGGAACTCTCTTCCGTGGATTTTTAGTCTGGTTCCGGTGTTTGGTCGGGCCAAAATAAAATCTCCTACCTTGCACCATGGGCCGGTAGGGAAACGAGCTGGGTCTTTATAACAATCTGGTCCCATTTTGACGACAAAGAAAACCGTGGATAGGACTTCTTCAAAATGGAGCGTGGTATCTGCCTTAATAATGCCGCTTTCATACGTCTTTTCAGTGTCTGGAAGGGCGCAAAGGATGCGATAACCAACGGGTTCAGGTAATTGTTTGGCTTTTTCTTCGTCTGTTTGAGGCAAAGTTGTTACTGCGTTTACATCATCGGGGTTTGAGCCGATTAGTATTTCACTCATCAAAATTCTCCAAGTTTTTTTGTAGGTCTGTTATGTACAACCGCACGGATAGAAGACCTGTAATCTGTCCGCACGTTTTTTGGTACTCGGAATAGTCTTTGGCTACGCCTGTACCGAGTGATTCTTCAAGATTTCTTACCTTTTGATCTACTTGTTTGAGTAAATGTTCTAGGAGTTTCTCTTTCATTCTTTACCTTTTGGTTTTGGTTGGTTTTGTGTTGATTTTTGCACTTCTAACTGGGCTTTTTGCTGACCAATTTGAGCTCCTAACTTCATTCCTTCTAGCTGTTGCTTAGCCAATAGGCTTTCTTTGTCGGATTTTGTCTTAGCGCCAACTTGCATACCGGCGATTTCTTTCTGTGAAGCGATGCGTTGCTTCTCCAGCTCCAGCTGATCGGCTTTGGCCGCAGCATCGGTCTGCATTTTTCTCTGTTTGATGTCAATTTCCTGCGCTTTAAGCTGCAATTCTTTGAGTTGCATCTGAATAACAGGGTCGTTTTGAGCTTGTTGAGCTTGTTGCGCTGCAATAGCGTTCTGGTTTTGACCCAAAAGTTGTTGCGCAGCTGGTACTGCCATCATGGTAATTTGCTGTTCCATCTCTGGAGTCATGCCTTCGCTCATATCTTGGAAGTCTGGAATACTCATTCCGATACGCTGCTCTATCTGACGCTTGTATTCCATGCCTACGTGCTCGGTAATGTGAGCTTGCATAGCTGCCATCATG